ACTAGTGTCCTTGTGCGTCTTCTCTAATAGCTCCAACTCAGTCGGGTAATCTTCGTTCTCAAGATCACGATCATTCGCCATGTCGACCATTTCGTTATAGGTACGCATCAACTGTTGCTCCCAAAGACCGAACTGCTCAGATAGCCAATCATTGCTTGCTAGGTATCTCTCTTCAAACGGTATGCTCGTTTTCCAAATTAGTTCGGCCATATCTCTCATGGCTTTAGTCTCTGCTTGCCATTGCTCTCTAGATTTACTCATTATGTGTGTCTCCTTAGATAAGACGTTAATTACTACGTGTGTGAATTGACACAATAGGGACATATAGACACATAGTCAACACATAAAAAGACATAAAGCCACAAATATAGCAAATATAGAGACATTTAGCATAATCCACTAATAATAAGCCATTTACTAGCATAATGTTTTGTGTCCACCTATATGATATATACAGGGGGTTATGACGTCGCATTCACTACGTCAACCACCTGATCAATAAGTGATCAACATTGGCTAGACCCTTGATTCTATATGTAAGCTGCAAGCCTACCCTGGTGGGCATAAGTCTGTGGATAAAGTTTCAGTTCGTGCCTCATTAGTTAGCCATTGCTCCCCTCATTGGTTGACTAATGAGATACGGACGTTTATGTGGCTATACCATTAGAACGCCACAGATTGTCTTGTGAGAGGCTTTGGATAGACTTGGGTAATTGCTTGGGTGATCTTGTGTGGATTGCTTGGGTGATCTTGTGTGGTCTTTGGTGGTCTTTGGTGACCGCATTTGTATTGAACACATACAGCCTCATCACAATAAATTTTTCTAATGTCCTCAACCCTAGACAACATGGGTGACTAAGCGCAACGGATAAGATATCCGATTGATGATTGTGTGATGTAAGTCATTGATATCTATAGAGTTAATGGTTTCGATCTGGAGTCCCTAGGTTTTTTTCAATGGGGCATGGGGTTAAATGGCTGCTAACTTCAAAAATAGCGTTAAACCCCTTGTTGTTGTTGTTATTGTTCGACCTTCTTCAGAGGAGAGCCACCCTTGAGATTTACACTAAAGAACGACTTTAAGTCATTCGGCTACTTTCATTTACTTCCAGAGTTTGAGCTGTCGGTAGGCGCTTACGGTGAGATACGGCATCTACGTTTAGCCTTCCTGACCCACGAACTTTGGATATCATTTAATAGAACATAGGACACCCCCTAAGATGGCACTTGAAACTGGGACTTACATCGATAGTCTAGTAGCAGTAAACCCTGCTGCTACGGATGCTCTATCGCAAGCTGATGACCACCTAAGACTAATTAAAGCCACACTCAAAGCAACCTTCCCTAGTGTTACTGGGGCTATTACGGCTACTCATACAGCTATTAATACTAAGGTTGCTGAACCAGTGTCGGCTATAACCTCAGATGGCACTGACCCTAGTCTCGCCACAGGCATTACGGCTGCTCAACTAAAGACATTGATTGGGGTTGTGGAGTCGGCTATTACTACTGACGGCTCTACCCCTAGTCTATCTAGTGGTATTACGGCTGCTGAAGTTAGGACATTAATAGGTGCGGCTGAAGCTGCCACCACAGCCACCTTATTGAGTGTTTACCCAGTGGGTAGCATCTATACCTCTGTAGCAGGCACTAATCCCTCGACCTTCTTTGGTGGTCAGTGGAATCCCTATGGTCAAGGTAAAGTAATGATTGGAGTAGATTCAACAGATACAGACTTTGACACTGTAGGAAACACTGGTGGTGCTAAGACACACACCCTGACTACCGATGAAATCCCTAGTCATACTCACGGATTTACTGCCCACCAGACAACCTCTGGGGATAATGACCGTGGTGGCGGTGGAGTACTAACTTCAAGCCAATCTGGTACTACAGCGGCTACTGGGGGTGGTCAAGCCCACAATAACCTACAGCCCTATGTGGTTGTCTATATGTGGCAGCGTGTAGCTGATAGCCAAGCTAGTGGCGGTGGTGGCTAATGAACTGTTGGACTTGTAAGACAGAGCTTATATGGGGTGACGATCAAGATTGTGAAGATTGTGAAGAGTACGTCATGGTGTCTAACTTTAGCTGTCCGACATGCCAAGCGCATGTAGAGTTCTATGTGCCAAGAACTGAGGATTAGTAAACTTCAAGAAACAATGTGCATTATAAGGAACAAATTATGGGACAGCTTCTACCTGTTAGAGATGTTGGTAGCATAGGCGTAGTTACAGATATACGCCCTGCGTCCCTCCCGATCAATGCTTTTACTAGAGCTAAAAACGTAAGGTTTGATGAGGGTAGTGTAGGGCGATCCCCTGTATTCCGTACCATCAAAGATTCTCTTGGGTTTAACCCTAGATTTACTTATGCCATCCCGGCTGACGTTAGCGGTAGCTATGCAGCGGTTGTTCTTGTATCAGATACCTTTGCTCTTAAGCAGTACACTGGTAACTCTGTGTCCTCGATTCAAGGCAGTATCGCGACAACTTCAGCGGTTGCAACCTCGATAACAGGCACTAGTCTTGCCGACATAGCTTACATCAATAGGCGTGACCAAGTACCTGTCTATATGGCAAATGGGGGCACTAGTTTTGCGGCTTTACCTAACTGGGACTCCAACTGGAGGGCTGAATCTGTAAGGGCTTATGGGGACTTCCTTTTAGCACTGAACACTACAGAAAGCGGTACTAACTACCCCTCCAGAGTACGCTACAGTAACCTTACTTTGGCTAACTCTGTGCCTGACTCTTGGGATGCCTCTGACACGACTAAGTCAGCAGGATTCAACGATTTAGTACAGATGAAGACAGGTATCGTCGATGGTCTAACTTTAGGTACTAACTTTATAGTCTACGCCAAAGATCAGGTGTGGCTAATGGAGTTTGTGGGTGGCACATTCATACACAACTTTAGAAAACTCTTCAATGACTGTGGTGTTATCAACCAGAACTGTGTTGCAGAAGTTGAGGGTACGCACTATGTACTTGATCACGATGACATATATGTGCATGACTCACACACTAGGCAGTCTATCTGTGATGAGAGAGTTAAGAATTATATCTTCAGTGGCCTAAACACAGCCAAAACTGACCGCTGTTTTGTACACCATAATGCTGACTTAGATGAAGTCATGTTCTGCTATGTGTCCGGTGACGATATGGCTGAATATACCCACGGTGACCGATGTAATCGTGCGGCTGTATACAACTATAAAAATCAAACTTGGTCGTTTGTAGACCTCCCTAATGTCGCTAGTTCGACGGTGGGTACTATCAGTTCTACAACAACTTACGCCAACACTACGGCTGTATACAATACTATCGGTGGTAGCTACTACACCCAAGAAGCAGGCTATGACAACCATAGTCTATTCGTAGGTGAGTCCAATGCTGCTGATGGCCTTACTTCAGATAAGTTGTATGGCTTAGATTTAAGTGACTCAGGTAGCCTATCGTTTCCCTTAGATTTGGAAGCAAACAAAAGCCCTTTCTTAGAGCGATCCGGTATAGACCTTGACGAGGTGTCTCCCCTTACTGGCTACAAAGTTATCTCTAAAATAGTGCCACAGGTAGACACTACAAGCACAGACAAAGTTTTTCAGTTTTCGTTTGGAGCAGCCGATTTACTTGGAGATACAGCCGTTTACAGCGGTAGTGTGGATTTTGATGTCTCTACAGATTACAAAATTGACTCAAGAGTCTCAGGTCGTTACTTGTCTTACAAGATGACTGTTTCTGACAATAAAGATTTTGACTTCTTAGGATTTGATTTGGATATGATGACAACTGGTAGGAGGTAGAGGCAATGTCACAAGTACCTCCACTAGGATATAAGCGACACCCTTTACCATGTATGCCCCCACTTAAGAATAACGGCAAAAACAAAGGTAAGGTAAAAACCCCACTTGCGCTACCGACAAGCTCTGAAAAAGACCCCCTTGTTGGCTATGTTGCAGATGAACTTCAACGCTTAGAAAATAGTTTATCGACCAATCACCAGGCTATTACTGGCTTTGGTGATGATGTCATCCAAATTAACCAAGACATCATAAACCTCTCAGGAACTGTGTCCAACAACGCAAGTACTGCCACTGCATCCATACTCCAACAAGCCATTATTAGAGTGACTGCGGAACAGGCTTTGGCACAGTTAATAACCGAGTTGACAGCAACAGTCTCCACTAACGAAAGTACAGGGGCAGCTTCTTTACTTAGTGTCCAGACGGCTCTTGCAACGGCTACCTCTGCTGTAGCATCCGATGTTCTTACATTGACAGCCACTGTGGCTACTAATGATTCTACGCAGTCGGCTTCCCTTGTAAATGAGCAGATTGCAAGGGCATCCGCTGTCGATGCGGTAGCCTCCAGTGTGACTACACTTACTGCTACAGTTGCGACAAACGCTGCTGCGGCTACTGCACAAGTGGTAGCAGAACAAACAGCAAGAGCCACGGCTGTGAGTGCTGTAGCCTCCACTGTGACTACACTTACTGCCACAGTTGCAACAAATGCGACTGCGGCTACTGCGGAAGTAACTGCGGAGAGAACAGCTAGGGCAACTGCGGAAGCGGCTTTAGCTTTAGTCAGCACAAATTTAGCGGCTACGGTCACTGCTAACCAGAATACTTTGACAGCATCCATTGCCGCAGAGTCTTCCGCTAGAGCTACGGCTACTAGTGCACTAGCCCAATCTATAACAAACCTTGCGGCTGACGCAGGGGGAACTGACGCTACAACATCAGCGGCTATCACTGCGGAACAAACAGCAAGGGTATCGGCAGATGCCGCTGCTGCCGTTATTGTCAGCAATCTTACTGCTACAGTCACGACCAATCAAAGCACTAACGTAGCGGCCATTGCGGCTGAACAAGCAGCAAGGGCAACTGCGGTAAGTGCTGTAGCCTCAGATGTTACTACACTTACTGCTACAGTTAATAATGTGTCTGCGGCAGTCACAACTGAGTCTTCCGCAAGGGTAGTAGCTGTTAATGCTGCATTAGCATCAGCGGCAGGCGCACAAAGCACAGCAGACGGTAAGATAGATACTTTTTACCAGATAGCCGCCCCGACCAGTGCAAGCGTAGGCGATCTGTGGTTTGACACCGACGATGGCAATACCCTTTACAGATACGATGGGTCAACATGGATAGTAGCCACAGACCAAGACTTAGGCATAGCCATAAACGCAGCAGCAGGAGCGCAAGCCACAGCAGACGGTAAAGTAGCTACGTTTTACCAAGCTACACCGCCAACCGCTGAAGGTGACGGTGACCTATGGGTAGACACTGATGACGGTAATAAACTTTATCGATGGAGTGGGACTGCGTGGACGATAGTACAAGATACCGCGATCCCTGCATTACAGCTTAAGTATGGTGTGTCTCTGAATGCCAATGGTTATATAACTGGGTTTTCGCAGAACAATGACGGTACTACAGGCAAGTTCAAGATAATAGCTGACGATTTTCGCATAATCGACCCTTCTGCCACTATTGGTGAAGCAGGCACTCAAGTGTTTTCTGTTATCAATGGTGTAGTGTCAATTGCAGGCGATTTAATTGTCGGTGGCTCTATTACCACAGGCAAAATTGCAGACAATGCAGTCACCAATGTTGCTTCTGTCAATATTGTAGGACTCGCCAATGAAACAGTCACAAGTACTACCCTAGTAAATCTCTTGTCTCTTACTTTTACAGGGTCGGGTGCTACAGCGGAAATTTTGGCAAACGTAGGCGCAGACGGCTCTGGAAAGAATTACTTGCAGATGTATTTTTACTTAAATGGCTCTCTTGTTAATACACGAAACTACACCAGTGGTGGTCTTGAAGTATTCCAAACGACCACCCAAGTAGGTGTAAACACTCTAGTAATGAAAGGTCGTAAGTCCTCCAATACGTCAGGTAATGCCGTAATTACTGAGGCTTACATGAGAGTCTTGGAGTTAAAGAAATGACAAAACAGTACACAGTCATAAATACCAGTACGAACGCTGTATTGCGGCATGTAACTTGTCTAGAGAGTGACAAAGAACACAACTGTGCGGTAGGTGAAACTATTGTCGAAGGTATCCTAGAGCCAGAGCAAGCCACTGACAGTGTAATGGATGTTCTACGTGCCGTAAGAGACGACCTTTTGACATCTTGTGATTGGACTCAAGTAACTGACAGTCCTCTCACAGAGTCCAAGAGAGCAGAATGGGCGACCTATCGGACAGCCCTGCGTAACTTACCTAGTAGTAACTCTTCTACAACATCTATCGAAGATGTGACTTGGCCTACAGAGCCTAGCTAGGCACTCAAACTAGGAGGCAATAACGTGGCTAATCTACTCGTAGATGACAAGTTAAAAGCCCAAGTTACAAACCTTGAGAACACCATTAAAAAAGAGATTTCTGAGGGTAATGCCACTTGTGCAGTAGACCAGACATCTTTGAGGCACTTCTTTGTGCCTGCTATCGAGGAAGGTGGTTGTAATCTCTACACAAGAGAACTGACTGTCCCAAAAGGAATGTCTTTTACTGGGCAGTTGCACCGCCACGCACACATGGTTTTTCTGATGCAAGGCGAAATGCTAATTGTTTCTGAGCAAGGCAAAAAGTACGTCAAAGCACCATACACTTGGGTTGCCCCTTCTGGAGCAAAACGCGCTTTCCATGCGCTACAGGACTCAATATTGACTAACGTGCATTTAACGAGTTACTTGGGTAAAGAAAACTTAGAACAAATAGAGGAAGAGGTTATCGCCCCATCCTACACATCGATGGGACTAGACGAACCCGACCTTAAAATTTTACTGGAGAAATAGAATGGCATTTATCGCAGCAGCAATGATTGGCGGCTCTGTACTTGGCGCGGCAGGAGGCTACTTTGGTGGCAAGCAGTCAGCCAAAGCACAGCGCGAAGCAGCAGAGATGCAAGCAGAGGGTTTCCGCTTTCACAAGCCTTACCTAGAGCGATCATACGATTCCGCTGAAGGATACCTTGGCGACTCCATAGGCCAAGGTACATACCAAGGACAGACATACGCAAACCAAAACCCATACTCTGCCGCAGGCAACAATTACATGGGTAACATGGGTCTAATGGGCGCACAGGGTGCATTCGATATCACCCAAGCAGGCCAAGGTTTTGGGCAGAACTACAAAGACATCTACGATGCGAGTCAAGGCGATAGGATGCAGACTGCCCAAGACTACGCTTTAAATAATTCTGGTGGCTTAGTTGATGCCGCTATGCGTGATGATAGACGTAATCTCCAAGAAAACACTCTTACAGGCATAAACCAAGGTGCAAGCGGCTCTGGCAACATGAACTCTAGTCGCGCAGGCGTAGCAGAAGCTGTCGCTAACCGTGGCTTTGATGACCGTAGAGCAGACACAACTTCTATGATCAATCGTGACCTTATGGATCAGTCTTTGGGACAACAGAACCAACAGTTTAAAGATCAGATGTTGGCTAACCAAGGTATGCAGAACTCTTACTCTCAAGGTATCAATGCTATGGGTGCTATGGGTGACTTTATGACAGGCGCAGGCTCAAACTTGCGTGGATTTGAACAAGGGTACATGAATGATCAGCAAAACCGATTCCAGAACGATAGAGATTTCGCTTTAAATCAGCAGATCAAGTATCAGCAAGGAATCTTAGGTAACGCAGTGAATAACTCTCCTCAAAATCCGGTACAGCAGACAGCAAGTCCACTCGCAGGCGCGTTTGGTGGTGCTATGCAGGGCGCAAGTATGGGTATGGGATTCGGTGATTGGTACAGCGGTCTACCTAAAGGCGTTGGTAGTTCAGGCGGTGGTAACGCAGGCGGTACTGGTAAGACTTATGGTGGAATGGGAGCTATGTAATGAATACTTATGGAATTTTAGAGCCGACTTATTCACAGAGAATAGCTGAATTAGCTAGGCGTGACAGGCTTGCAAAGTCTACAGATAACTCACCAGAGGCAAGGCAGGCGCGTCTAGACCAGATGGCCTACGACAAAGATCAGGACACCCAATTAAAAAGGGTACTTCAAAGACAAAACGGTAGTTCCGCTAACGTACAGCAAGATAAATTCACTGGTATAAGTGACGGTATTCTTGGGTACGCTCAAGGTGTTGCTTCTGACAGAGCTAATGCACCTCCACCACAGCCATTGACTGCTTATGGATCAGGAAGTGCTACTGGCGATGCAGTCAATTCAGCAGGCAGGGCTGTGTATGATGCCGCAGGGAATATCATCCCTCCTGTGTTAGATACATTCGCAGACACCGTTGAGGGTGGGGCTAATTTCGTGCGCGGTGCTGTGGGCATGGACGAAATGGAAGAAGGGAAAAGATTTAGTAAAGGTGATGATTTTAACCCCTTTAACTACAAAGGTATTTTAGGGATAGAAAAAGACTCTTCACAGACTGATCTAAGTGCATTGGGAAAATATCGGCCAGATGGAATACTCAAAAATGCCCAAGATATAGACATGGGCGGAAAAGGCGTATTACGCCCAGATGCTACAGTTGAAACTGGCGCTCTCAACAAAGAAATTATAGATACAGCCGAAGTCGTAGAGTCAGAGCCTGCGTCTCTTATGGCAGACAACGCTATTGATAAGCAGGGCGTTAAAAAAGAGTCGCCTCTGTTAGGCATTGCCCAAGCGGCATCCATAGACAGGTCTGGTACAGCCACAGGTAACAAGCGTGACAGCACCAGTATGAGTATTCCTAGAATCGGCATGGCAGAAAGACTAATGCGTATCGGGGGTGCAATCACTGGCGCGTCTAGCCAAGGTCTGTCGGCATCTATGGCCGCAGGCGCACAAGCGTATGGCGGTCTACAAGATGAAGAGAGACGTTTGGCGCAAGTAGAACAGCAGAATCAAATGTCTATGCTCTCTAAATTGAGAGCTATGAATAAACCTACTGCGGCACAAGAGAAACAAGCAGGAGAAGATAGAGTCCTCTTCCAAAATACTAGTGCAAGGGCTACTCGACAGAGTTTCTTAGCCGATAGATTGCGACAAGAAGGCAATAACGTCACTGGTTACTCAGACGGTAATATAAAAGCCCTTTGGGATAACGTAATAGGTGATCCACGGTCAGAACTTAGGTTGCAACTAGAGGCAGAGGCAGTAGATGCGGCTTTAGTATCGGTAGCTCAGACAAAGGGTGCTATCTCCAACAGAGAAATGGAATTGTTTTTAGCGCCTATTCCTAGAATCGGGAAAAACCAAGAAACTACATGGATTGCGTGGCTTGAGATGCAGAGTGCATTGAACCAAATAAAAGCTAAACGCCTTGATCCTAGTAATTTAAATCCTGATGGATCATTGAAAAATAGAATCCAAGCCGAAGCCGAAGCATCCGCTGAGTTAGAGCAACTTTACCAGAAATTGCTAGACACTGGTTATAGAGGAGGCGGTGGGCAAAGTGAGCCTAACGAGGCTGATTCGGTAGCAGATAAATATCTTTAACAAATGGTGTCCTTATGTCTGAGCGATTACAGCGACTATCAACAGCACTACTGGCCGCAGATAAAGCAGGAAATACAGCAGATGCTCAGATATTAGCAAAAGCGTATAAGCAGGAAAAAGCTAATTCACAACAGCCCCAAGAAACCGACAATGCCTTTGAGTATTCTGTAGACCAAGCACAGAGAATGGGCGGTAAAGGACTAGAAGCCGTTGGTCGAGCCACTGGTATCCAAGGTGTCGAAGACTACGGTACTGGAGTTGTAGCACAACAAGATAAAGACATAGCCAAAGGTGGATACACCCCCGATTACAACAAGTCTCTTAGAGATACCTTTAATGAAGACGGTGTTGGGGCGGCTGTAGGTTGGCTAGGTGAGAAGACAGCAGAGAACTCTGTGTCTGGTGGTGTTGCTTTAGGCGGTGGACTAGTGAGTGCCGCTGTAGCAACAGTATCTGCCCCTGCTGCTGCTGTAATAGGTCTAGGAACTCTGGCCGCTAGTGGAACTATGGGCGCAGGAGAGGCTGCTTTTGAACAAGAAGAGAAAATAGGCGACTACGATGCCGCACTGGCTACAGGCCAAGGTATTTTAATCGGCATACTAGATAAGTTCGGTGCAAGTAAGGTAATCCCTGCATCCAAGTTATTGAAGATGACCCCTAAAGAAATAGCGAAGACCTTAGAAAAGAAAGGCTTTGCTAATGCCGCTAAAGAGGTACTTCAGAAAACCGCAGTAGAGGGAGTAACAGAAGTTGCTCAAGAAGGTGTCTCTATGGCAGGCGCGGCAAGTCGAGGTGGTGAGTACACCCAAAAGGAAGTAGAAGACAGATCAATTGATGCCTTTGCACTAGGCTCTACTAATGCAGGCGTAGTACAAACAGTAACAGGTGGCGCAAGTCTTGTCCGTGGCACTCCTGCTAACCT